AACTATGAAAATTATAGTCAATGGTACATTTGATATACTGCATCGTGGGCATGTTGAATTACTCGAATATGCAAAAAGTCTAGGAGCATTTCTTCTAGTGTGTATAGACACTGACGAGAGAGTAAAAGAACTTAAAGGGTTAGACAGACCTATTAATAATCAGAACGACCGAGCATTTATGCTTCAAGGATTAAAATGTGTAGATGCTGTATGGACATTTAATTCTGAAGAAGATTTAGAACGTATCTGTGAAATGTATCAACCCAATATAATGGTCAAGGGCAAAGATTATGAAGGCAAGCGTATTGTCGGTGCTCAGCATTGTAAAGAAATTAAATTTGTGGAACTAGTAGATGGATACTCAACAACAAACATCATTCAGCGTATTACTAATCGGTGATAGTTGTACTGACGTATATAACATAGGTACTGTAGATAGATTGAGCCCCGAGGCTCCTGTACCTGTTGTCAAAATTGTAGAAACATTTTCATTACCTGGAATGAGTGCAAATGTACACCGCAATTTAATAAACTTAAACATCGAAGCGGATTTTGTACATAACGATACTCCTATAACTAAAACTAGATTCATAGACAAGCGATCAGGTCAACATTTGCTCAGAGTAGATGATGAAGATGATGTTGTTCAATGGTCAGGAAAACTTCCTAACTCATTAAACTCATATGATGCTATTGTTATTTCAGATTATGACAAAGGCTTCTTGACCTATGAACACATTGAAAGTCTTATCGAAAGTTCTATTCCTGTGTTTATCGATACAAAGAAAACAGATTTGGAACGCTTCCAGGGTGCGTGGGTCAAGGTCAACGAATTAGAATACAGCAGACTTAGAAGTGAGTGTTCTGGACTAATTGTTACACTAGGTGACCGTGGTGCCAAGGTCCCGCATTACAACTTAGAGTGTCCAACAAAAGCTGTTGAAGTTATGGATGTATGCGGCTGTGGTGATACATTTTTAGCATCATTAACTGCCCAATACCTATTTACAAAAGACATAGAAAAAGCTATAATATTTGCTAACGTTGCCGCAGGGATTACTGTTCAACACCGCGGTAACTACGCACCTTCATACGACGAGATTAGAAATGCCGGATATTGATATTGACTTTGCCGATAGAAAAAAAGTCCTGGATGTTATCCAGCACGTCCCTGCGGCAATAAAGGAAAATAGTACTTTTAAAAAGCACAATACTGGCGTATATTGTCATGCTATACCGTATAATCCGTTAACAGACACAGCCAGCATAGAATACAAAAAAGCCGAAGATAGAGGCTACTTTAAGATAGATTTTTTGAATGTAAGCATATATAAAGATATAAGAGATGAAAACCATCTTAAAACTTTAATGGAAGTAGAACCACTATGGGACCTTTTAGAGCAGGACGATTTCAGCAACTTACTATTTCACGTCAACGGGCACGGCTCTATCCTAAGACAGATGAAGCCGAAGAGTATACTCCAACTAGCGGCAGTTTTGGCTATGATACGCCCCGCCAAGAGACATTTGATTGGGGAGAGTTGGACTACGGTTATGGAGACGATTTGGACGAAACCCACTGACGGGGAGTACTACTTTAAAAAGGCTCATGCAGTGGCCTATGCTATGGCAGTGGTAGTACAGATGAATTTGATCTGTGAAGGTATCAGTTACGGCTACTCTTAACTGATCTTACTAATTGAATTGATTTTCTTTTTATACGTTTCTCAGCAATTTCGCTGAGATTGACTGTTGGCCCAAAGATTAATTCTGCATCTTTAGAATTAAACGTTTTAATAAAAGGCCTAAATACCTGCATTTCAGATTTTAAGAAAATGTTAATTGGTATTTTACGATTACTTTCCCACCACCAAATTTCACCCATTTCTAAAAATGCGGTACGTTCAGTTTCACCTAATATCATTGATAGATCATAGATGCTGGCAATATAATCATCAAAGTTGATAACGATGCCCACGTATTCTTTATCATTGGATTTAACGCAAGATATGAAGGGGAATTTTTCTTGAAACTGATCTCTCATTATTTTTAAATAAATACTCTTATGCAAAATTTACCAATCTATTTATATCCAAATACTCTCGCCGTTATATTAGATTTGGACGCAACTACTAGGGGAGTCAACCAGGTTATGTATCAACGAGACTTGAAAATACAAAAAGGGATTAAGAACCAAGTTCGAGTCCAGTTTAAAAACAGCGATCAGAAAAAGGTTGCAATTCATAATACCCAAACATTTGTGTTTAGTATGTTTGATGCTGTTAACCAACGACTAATAGTAGAGAAAGAATTAGATGTTTTAGATCTTGGTACTACTGCTACACGCGGTCTTGCCCTATTAACTCTCAACGAAAGCGATACTCTGGACTTGGATAGATCTAGCTATCAATATAGTGTTAAATTATTAGACTCCGATGGTAGTTATACTCCTGCATATTCAAATACTTATTATGGAATGGCCGGTACCCTGCATTTAAGTAACGATGTTAATCCAGTGCTAAAAGACAGCGTTTCAGTTAATACATTCAATCCAGTATGGAACGATGGAATTAGCCTGTATGAAAATTTCAGCGGTAATCTGTATGCAGATCCGGCATTTAATGGAAACTCAGCATTGCATACTGTAGCCGTTTATATGACAGCTTACAAAGGCACAGTTTACGTAGAAGCTACATTGGACAACACTCCAGACAGCAGTGAAAACTATTCTGTGGTTAGTACTTTGACTTATAACGGTTATACCGGAATTGGCTACGCTAACTTCAACGGAGTATATTCATATATTCGAATCAAGCACGTTCCTGCCAAAGGCCCTACTGATGTAGACAACAGAAATACTGCGTTCTCCGGAACACTTGACAAAATCCTCTACAGAAGTTAAACTGTATATGTGAATGATATACAATCTGCATTATTAGCATTACTGCCTCCAAAAAGAAAGCTGACCTCAGGTGGTTGGACAAGTTTCAATGCACCCTGTTGTTCTCATAGAGGTGAGCGCCGAGACGACAGGCTTCGTGGCGGCGTAAAAATAGAAAAGGACGGATTTGTTTATCATTGCTTCAATTGCGGATTTGCCGCAGGCTGGACCCCGGGCAAACTATTAAGTAAGAATACGAGAAACTTATTTCAATGGATTGGAATGAGTGAGATGGATATAGGAAAACTTAATCTGGCCACTATGAAGATCAAAGATGATCAGCCAGTACTTAAGAAAGCATTTAATCTAACACTACTAGAACGATCCTTGCCCGAAGGAACAATGTCTGTAATGGAGTGGATCAATACTGGATACTTGCCTGACGTAGCAGAAGACATTGGTAAAATAGTAGAATACATTCTAGGTCGAGGCATGGAACTAGAATGGTATAACTGGATGTGGAGTCCTAGCCCGGGATATAAAGATAGAGTAATGATTCCTTTCTATCAAGACGGTAAGATAGTAGGCTATACAGGAAGAAAAATCACTGACGGGAAACCAAAGTATCTAACAGATAGTCAAAGTGGTTATGTGTTTAATATTGACTCACAAGACTACAATAGAAAGTTTGTTATTGTGACCGAAGGTCAGTTTGATGCCATTGCTATAGATGGTGTTAGCATAATGACCAATGAACCTAACGAAGCTCAGGTTGCTAGGATAAATGCTTTAGCTAGAGAAGTAATTGTAGTACCCGATAAAGATAGACCAGGCGCAAAACTACTCAAAGCCGCAATAGACAACGGCTGGAGTGCCAGTTTGCCGCCTTGGAGTGAGAATATCAAAGACGTTGCAGATGCAGTACAAAAATACGGGCGCCTGTACGTACTAACCACAATCCTGCACTATAGAGTGTCGGGAGAGATAAAAATAAATCTAATGAAGAAAAAACTAGAAGCACTAAAAGATGAGTAAAGAAAAAGCACCTAAACCAAATTACAACTACGACATTCAACGACTGTATCTCGAAATGTTTATGAGCGACGCCGAGACATTTGTCCGCTGCCAAAACATTTTTGATCCACTAAACTTTGATCAACGACTGCAAGACATTGCTACATTTATTACCAAGTATGTAGATGAATACAAGGTCATGCCCGAAGCAACAATTGTCAATGCCAGTACAGGAGCAGACTTAAATCCTGTACAGTTGCCCCGAGAAAATTACGACTGGCTAATGAATGAGTTTGAAAACTTTAGTCGACACAAGGGCTTAGAAAGAGCCATTATTGATTCTAGTGATCTATTAGAAGCAGGTGACTACGGTCCAGTTGAGAAACTGATCAAGGATGCTATTCAGATCAGCCTAAACAAAGACATGGGTACAGATTACTTTGAAGATCCTCGGGCACGTTTAAGTAAATTGAAAGATGGCAACGGGCAGATTAGCACTGGCTGGCCCAGTATTGATAAGAAACTTTATGGCGGATTTAACCGAGGTGAGTTGAATATCTTCTGTGCAGGATCAGGCGGTGGTAAGAGTTTGTTCTTGGCTAATATGGGCGTGAACTGGGCATTGCAAGGACTCAATGTATTGTATCTTACATTTGAATTGAGTGAAGGTCTAGTATCCATGCGTTTGGATTCTATGATGACAGGTATTAGTACTCGTGAAGTGTTTAAGAGCATTGACGATGTTGAGCTCAAGGTTAAGATGCTGGGCAAGAAAGCGGGTCACCTGCAGGTCAAGTATATGCCAAGTGGTAAGAACTGCAACGATATTCGTGCATATCTGAAAGAGTATCAAGTTAAGAAAGGTTGCAAGCCCGACGTTATTTTAATTGACTATTTGGACTTGATGATGCCGTTGAGTGTTAAAGTTAGCCCCAGTGACTTGTTTGTCAAGGACAAGTATGTATCGGAAGAGATTCGCAACTTAGCCATGGAAACACAATGTATCACGGTTACAGCCAGTCAGTTGAATCGAAGTGCAGTTGAGGAAATTGAATTTGATCACAGTCACATCTCGGGTGGACTGAGTAAGATCATGACAGCAGATAATGTCATAGGTATCTTTACTAGCCGGGCTATGAAGGAACGTGGACGTTATCAAATCCAGTTTATGAAGACACGCAGTTCTAGTGGTGTTGGACAGAAAGTTGATCTAGAGTTTAACGTAGAAACACTACGCATCACTGACCTAGGTGAGGATGAACAAGATGGTAGTTTCAATCAACAACGTCAGAACAATGGAGGGGGTAGTAGTGTGTACGCAGGACTAAAACGTACCAGTGCTATCAATACAGCAACTGACAGTGAACCAGCTAGTTCTGGATGGGAGCGAGCAAGTCCCAAAGAGGGATTTGATTTGAGCAAGCCTAAAGTTGATGCTCCTAAAGCCACTGCAATTAGGAACTTGCTTGCAGGCCTAAACAGTGAACGAGATTAGAACCAGGTAGATACCTGCATA